TCGCATTCTATCAGCGTGGCATTTTAACAGGTATTGCACCCTCTCCGCTTGACCAAAATACCTACGCAAACGAAATGTGGTTTAAGTCTTTCAATGGCGCGGCACTAGGTAACTTGCTATTAGCGCAAGCCCAAGTTTCAGCAAATACACAAGGTTTGTCACAGGTGGTGTCAGTGCTACAATCAGGCATTGATTTGGCTAAATTCAACGGGACAATTTCTGCTGGCAAGCCGTTAAACGTAACACAAAAAGTTTACATCACCAATGCGACGGGCAGCAATACCGCTTGGCAGCAAGTGCAAACGCTTGGTTATTGGTTGGGCGTTTCAATCAGCACTTACACCGCTCCTGACAATCGCACCGAATATCAAATAATATACACATTGATTTACAGCAAAAATGACCAAGTGCGTAAAATCAAAGGTACTCAAGTTTTAATTTAGATATAAAGAGGATTTAACCTTATGACTCAAGATGTTTCAATCTTTGGCGCGATAGTTAATATTATCGCTTCAAATACTTTTCCTGCTGGATTCACAGTTTCGCAATTTGCAGACGATGCAGACCCTATCGACTTGAGCGCGGTTGCGATTGCTGATAAGGCGATGGGCGTAAATGGCGACTTAATCACTTGGGCAAAAGCCGTGCCAATTCCAGTTGTGATTAATGTTTTGCCAAACGGCGAAGATGATAATAATTTAGAAATTTTAGCCAATGCAAACCGTGTTGGGCAGGGTAAAACTTCTGCTTATGACATTATCACTATGAGCATAATCTACCCCGACGGCACAAGCAAAATCCTATCTGGTGGTAAACTTACCGACGCTTCTTTTGGTTTGAGTGGCGCATCAAGCGGACGTTTAAAAACCAAAACTTATACGTTCACATTCCAAAACATTGCAGGTTAATTTATGCCTAATAGTTTTATTAAGCCTAAAGAAATTACTATAAAAGACATGGACGGAAACGACCATACTTTTGTGATTTCAAAATTTCCAGCTATAGATGGGCGAGAGATTGCCGCAAAGCATCCCTTCATGACGGGCAAGGCAGACGATTATCAGCTAACCGAAGATGTCATGCTTAAAATGATGGGCTTTGTGGCAGTTATTGACCCTAGCGGCAACAAATTAAAACTAAGCAATAAGACTTTAGTCAATAATCATGTTGGTGACTGGGAAGTCTTAGTGAAGCTTGAGCGCGATATATTGGAGTACAATTGTAGTTTTTTTACGACTGGAAGCCAGTAAAATTTCCCAATAGTGGGCTTCCCGACATAACGCAAGTTGATTATAAAAACATCGACCCTTTTATAGGGTTGATAATTTCCGAAGGCAAAGCGACACTTCATGAGTTAAGGACAATTTACAGCCTAGAAGATGCGTTCTTGCTTTGGGAAGCTATTATGATACCACGCATAAATAGTCATTTAATTTCTGACTATCACAATAAGAAAGCCGCTAAAAAATGACGATATTAGACACATTTTATTTGTTATTTAAAAGCAATGCTTCTGGCGTTGAAGGGGATATAGATAGCCTCGGCGCGGCAACTGATAAGCTTAACAAAAAAATGGATAAGGGCGATGCAGGGCAAAAGAAAGCCCGTGAGTCCGCCTTAAAAGACACCCAAAGCCAAGTAAAAGCAAATAACCAGCTTGCTGATAGTTTCCTTGGAATTGCAGGGCGTATCGCTGCACCGTTCGGAATTGCTTTTGGAGCGTTTGAAACTTTTAACGCCGCCGTTGGTGAAGCAAAATACGTCAATAATTATAATACTGGTTTGGAGCGTATGCGTATGCTCACAGGGCAGAACGTGACGGAAGTATCGGCACTTGGCGCGGCTTTACAGCAATTTGGCGGCTCACCCACCGAAGTAATCGACCAAGCCAACAAACTATATTCAGAAGCGGCAAAAGTGGGCGTGGCGGTTCGCCCCATTGAGGATTATTATAAATCGCTTAATAGGCTATTTCAAAACAAAAGTGATGTAGCGGTTGGTGGAATTGCCGCATCATTAGGTTTATCGCCACAAATGATTTTATTGTTAAAGCAGTCACCAGATAAATTTGATGCGTTAATAGAAAAACAAAAACAATTAGCGCATACCACCGAATCAGGCACTAAAGCCGCGCAAGATTTTTCTGCGGCAATGACTGAAATGGGAATAAGTGTTGATGGGGTTTTTTCGCAATGGGAAGCTAAAAACTTACCCACCATCACTAAATACATAAAACTAATGAAAGAAGCTTCCGAAGCATCTTCTGCCCCTATAAAAGGCGAAGGAATGGAAAGCTATTTGAATAAGCATGGATGGGGCGGCTTTCTTTGGGAAAGCTTGAAAATTGGCGGCGGAAAAATTGGGCATAATTTAGGTATAGTCGGCGGAGCGACTGCCACAGGCGCAAAAAATTTGTTTTTAGGCAAAGACAATGAAGTTTTTAAGCCAAAGAAAGAGCAACCCACTGAAACACCTTCACCGTTAGCAACACCTCAAAAAGCTACCGAAGGTATAAACAAACAAAATTTAGAGTCATCTTTTAATTTTTGGATTAAAGAGGGCTTTACTAAAGAGCAAGCCGCTGGATTGGTTGCCAACGAACAAGCGGAAAGTGGCGGCAATCCAAGCGCGATTGGTGATAGTGGTAAAGCGCGAGGGATAGCACAATGGCATCCCGACCGCCAAGCAAATATCTTTGCCAACACAGGTATAGACGTTCGCACCGCAAGCCACGACGACCAATTAAAGGCGATGGCTTGGGAATTAGAGCATGGCGATAAAGGGAATATTGCCGCAAAGCTTCGCAACACAAAAACAGCGCAAGAGGCAGGGGAATTAATCACGCGAAAATTTGAAGTTCCTGCAAATACGGATTTGCAGGCTATGCAACGCGGCATGCTTGCCGCTGATATTGCCGCACGTCAAGCCAATTCAATCAGCGCAACATCACAACCAATGCCAACAAAAACCGAAAAAACCATAAATGTAGATGTGAACAGCATAAACATAAATACCAATGCAACCAATGCGGACGAGATTTCTCAGCATATTTCTAGCACGCTAAACACACATTTACAGGCACTTATCAACAATAATGATGATGGGTTAGTGGCATGACGATATTCTCATCATTATTGAATGTTGCGCTTAATCCTTCGTTTTTGTTACACGCTCCCGACGAAGTGGCAGTTTTTGACGCGGCATCATTTAAGCAAGTTTTTGAAAATGCCCGTCCGGTTCGCGTTGTGGTAAAGCCAACCTCACGCACTATGGAACATCCTATCGAAAATGGGCAATCCATCGCCGACCACCGCATAATCAACCCACTGGAAATAGAGCTTTCGTTAATCACATCTTCGCCGAATTACAACGAGGTTTTTAATAAAATTACGTCGTTGTTTCAGAATGCGACATTGCTAACGGTGCAAACCAAGTTTGGCACTTATCGCAATATGTTTATTACAACTATTCCACACGAAGAAGACCCCGACATGTTCGACTCTATCAGCATGTCAATGACGCTTAAAGAGGTAATATATAGTGACAAGCATCTATCTACCTTTTCCCCACCAACCGCCGCACCATCAACGGCGAGCTTGTTTAGTAAATTAAAAAATGGTAACATAAGCTCCATAGGCTTGGGGGATGTTCGTAGTGCGGTGACAACTGGCTTGGGGGTTCGGAGCTACATTAACAAAGTACCATTTTTAACAAACAATTCGTGGAAGCTGTTTTAAAATATGCAACTTGTCCCAATTCAAGCCGTGCCTAACCAGTCGTTTAGCGTAACGCTAGACGGCAATAATTATGTGCTGGGCATAAAATATACTAATGGGTGCATGTCGGTTAGCGTAGTTAGAAACACGGTGCAAATTATTGAAAATATGCGCGTTGTCGCTGGGCAACTTGTTATTCCTTTTCGGTATTTAGAAAGCGGCAATTTCTTTTTTACGACTGCTAATCAGCAATTGCCAAACTATGAGCAATTTAATATCACGCAACAACTAATTTATTTAAGCGCGAGCGAATTAGCACAATCACGCACAGATTTTGCCACTAACAATATTATTGTAACCGAGTCGTCTTTTGATGCGCTGGGAGATTTGCCGCTAAGATTTAAACCGCAAGGATATCTTAGCCCACTTTCCGCCGCCGGAACTGCCACAGGTTCGGCAAGCGTGTCAGGTATCGGGGTTGCGCTGGTTGCTCCTGTTTATTTCGTTGATGCTGGGCTATCTGCATCATACGCCGGAACTGGGCAAACGTTCGCAAATGCTCTTGGCAATACAGACTATGATTTTTGGCTTGGCAATAACAATGCATCAGCAAATAATGACCCTACGTTTAATGGTGTGGCGGGAAGCAATACAAACGCTGAATATTTTAGCGGTGATGGTGGCGATTATTTCACAATAAAATCAAACAGCACTTTTATAAATTCATTGCACAAAGAAAATGCGGTATTCACTTGGTATGGGTTTATAAAAATGCCAACTGGCGCGGTCAATGGTATGCTGTGCGGCGACACTGGAAGCTCTGCTGGATTAGTGGGAATTTATCTAAATCTTGCTGCCGGACGATTACAGTTTGGCGTTGCTGATGGCACAAACAACATAATTGTGGGGCAGTCCGGCGCGGGGTTGCTTTCGTCCGCCGAGTCATGCTTGGTTGCTTTTTCGTATGATGAAAGCACCGGAGTTGGATTGATTTACAAAAAAACGGCGGCAGGGGTTAAAACCACATCAACATTTACACGGACATATAATGCCGCAGGATTAACGCCGTCATCATCTTCCGCAACTACCGATATGAGTATGTGGCATCGCGGAGGAGTCGGGGATGTGTTGGGTGCTGGATGCCAATTGTGGCAATCTGGCATGTATGCACAAGCATTAAGTGAGTCGCAACTTGATGATTTGTGGACATTATATCACACAACCAAATTAAATTAGTGGAGTTAAAATAATGGGTAAAAGTGCTATTTTCGATGAGGAACTTTTAGGATTAATATTTAACGGAACTGCAATTTCTAATTTAGCGGATAATGCCGCAAGCTCACCGATAACTAATTTATATGTTGCGCTACACACTGCCAGCCCAACAACCGCAGGGAACCAAACAAGCAGTGAGGCAAATTATACCGGATATGCGCGAGTCGCCGTTGCGCGTACAAGTGATGGATGGGTTATTAACGGAACAAGCTTGTCACCGCTTTCAACTATCGTATTTCCGTCATGCTCCGGCGGCAGCAATGCTATAACGCATTGGTCAGTAGGTACGGCATCTAGCGGAACCGGAAAGATTTTGTATTTTGGCACTGTGTCGCCTAACATAACAATCACTACTGGATTGCTTCCACAATTAACCACAGCATCGACAATAACAGAGTCATAAAATGGCAAATGCTTTTGACCAACGCATAATCAAGGTGTCGATTGATTTCGGCGGCGGCGATGTGCGTACATTTCAGGATTTATATATTAAAGCAAAAGGCTTTAAAGGCACTAGCTCATTGCAATCTGGGGCAATGATTACCATCCTAAATATGACACCGCAAGACCGCAATTATATCATATCAAAGTCATCTAACCGCAACCCACCGCCGCAACCCGTTTTAATAACGCTGGAAGTCGGGCGAGAATCAACGGGCACTTTTAGGCTATATACTGGATATGCGACGGCTTCATATTCATTGCAACCGCCTGACATTGGGGTGACATTAAACACACTGACGAATAGTTTCAATTTCCTATTCGCCCAAGGCATAGACTTTGGGAGTCTAAACACTGTCGCAAACATTGCCGCAAAAATAGCGCAAGACAACGGATTGACGCTGGATTTTCAGGCTTCGGATAAGCAAGTTTCTAATTTTAGCTACACAGGCTCGATAGCAAGCCTAATTGAAGAATTAAATAATGTGGGCAGGATTAATGCATTTATTGATAATAATACTCTAGTTGTTCTTGATATAGGTCAGTATCGCTCCGGCGGTATGAGGCTAATAAACTCACAAACTGGAATGGTGGGCATACCAGAAGTGACAACCTACGGAATAAACTGTAAAATGCTTATTGATAATTCAATCCAAATAGGCGGACATGTTCAAGTTGAAAGCGCGCAAATACCTTCCGTAAATGGTGATTATTTCGTTTACGCTATCGAGTTTGATATTGCTAATCGAGAGAATCCTTTTTGGTATGATTTAAAGCTTTATAATCCTGTTGCATATTTACCATTTAAGCAAAATTGATGACTAGTCCCTCGAAACCTTCTATAAATCCTGCTGATGCTCTGGGTGGATTGTCTGGGGCGATTAAGCATGTTCTGGCTAAATACAAACAGAATATGAATGACATGCTTCCGGCGCGTGTTATCTCGTATAGCCGAGCGACTAATCGTGCGCGGGTTCAGCCGTTAATTGCCATGATAACCACCGGAAATGAGCAATTACAGCGTGCGCAGATTGCTTCGGTTCCGGTGTTTCAAATTGGCGGCGGTGGATATGTTCTAAGCTTCCCTATTAATACTGGTGATTTGGGGTGGATTAAAGCAAATGACCGCGATATATCAATATTTCTGCAAAAATACCAAGAGTCCGCACCAAATACAAACCGCACACATAATTTTGCCGACGCGGTTTTTTTTCCTGATAGTATGATGCGTAATGTGGTGATTGATGGCGAAGATACAAACCATGTTGTTTTGCAAAATAATTCGGGCACTTGCAGGGTTGCAATCTGGGATGACCGCGTAAAAATTACCGCGCCTCACGTTGTTATTGACTCGCCACTTACCACTTGCACAGGAGCTTTCGAGGCAGGAACTCGCGTTGATTATGACCATAGCGCAAATTTCCACGGCGATATAATAACCGACCACGACGTAATTGCCAGCACTACGCGCCTGCATACTCATACGCATAACGGGGTGACTACAGGCAGCGGAAACACAGGAGAGCCGAACTAATGGTTAGAATGATAGGAATTAACGCGGATAATGATATTTTTCTTGATACGTCGGGAAATTTAACAATGAGAAGCGATTTAGCCGCCGTGGTTGACGCTTGCCAGACCGCCGCGCAATCACAACTAGGGGAGATGGTTCTTGCCCAAAATAGCGGCATACCTAATTTTCAAACAATCTGGGTTGGTTCGCCTAATTATAATTTATTTGCAAACTACCTAACTACAACATTGCAGAACGTCACAGGAGTAATAAATGTCGGCGACTTGAAAATATCACGCGAAGACGATATAATGAATTATATTATTAATATTGAAACAATCTACGGCAACCAGACAATAACACTTAACGGCTAGGATTTATTATAATGGCATATCAATATATAAATTCTACAGGAACTATTGTTGCTGATACGGCAGATATTTTAACGGAAGTTGAAACCGAATATAAAAATACGTTTGGTTCTGACTTGATTGTCACCGCCGACACGCCGCAAGGGGTTTTAATTACGACTGATACGTTGGCGCGAAGTAATTTGGAAAATAATAACGCCGCCCTTGCGAACCAAATAAACCCGAACATTTCGGGCGGAATTTACCTAGATGATTTAATGGCGTTGATGGGCATACAAAGAACCGCCGCCACACGGTCATTAGTTAGTAATGCTGCATTAACAGGGGTTGCAGGCACTTTTATTCCTGCAGGTACACAAGCAAAAACCGCCGCAAATGATTTATTTGAAACCGCAAGCGATGTTACTTTAGCGGTTGACGGCACGGCTACAGTTAATTTTTATTCAATCGAATATGGTGCGATACCTTGCGAAGTTGGCGCATTGATTAATGTTGTTTCTGCTGTTTTGGGCTGGGAAACGGTTTATAATGCGGCGGCGGCAGTTTTAGGAACTGATACTCAATCAGACCAAGGAGCACGCGCATACCGTGATAACACATTGTTCTTTCAAGGCGTTTCCCTTGTTGGTGCGATAAGTTCGGCTGTTTTTGCTGTGTCTAATGTGATTGACGTTTTTGTACAAGAAAATTTGAGCTGGTCACCACAAACCATACGCGGAATAGCTATGTCGCCAAAATCTATTTACGCATGTGTCTATGGTGGCACGCAAGCGGATATTGCTGCCGCATTGCTTGAGAATAAAAGTAGCGGCTGCGCGTGGAACGGAAGCACAACCGTGACGCTGATTGAACCTGCAAGCTTGCAGGCTTACGACGTGTCTTTTGATGTTGCCGCTCAAATAGGGATAGCGGTTCGGGTTACAACTACAAACGGNTCGGCGGCAAATATACAACAAGCCATTATTGATTATTCAAACGGCTTNGTTGATGGTCTTTCACGTTGGAAAATTGGCAGTAGCATTTCACCTTTTGAGATTTCAGCGGCAATAGCGGCNGTTTATCCNACTTATTANATTAAGAANGTAGAAATTAGCCTTTCTTATCCTATCGTNTGGTCAACCGACGAAATANTTATACCNGTTGACTCCGTAGCTTACACGCAATTGTCACTAATAACCGTGGTNATAGNATGACAATAGAGCTGCAAAACGGAACAATACAGCAATTTNATTACGGCGTTGATTTNCGCCAAGCTTTGCTATGGCAGTACAATAACGCACCAAACCTGCAATCACTGGTTAGTCAGAAAAATGACTGGTACGCCGTAAATCAAGACCAATTCTGGGAAAATTGGCATGATGACGTTTTTAATTTAGACACGGCTAATCAGTTTGGCTTATTATTGTGGGGGCGAATTCTTGGGCTTGATTTGTATGTAAATACCGTTACCCCTGAAAATAAACCGACGTTCGGATTTGCGGTTGATGACCTGAATTTTGACAATTCAAATTTCACTGACACAGACGGCACATCAATTTTATTGCCTTTGGAAACACAGCGCAAAGCTCTTAAATTACGCTACGCACAATTAATATCAAGCGGCACAGTGCCCGAAGCAAACCGTATGTTAAAGCGCATTTTTGGAGATTTAGGGGAGAGCTTCTTACTTGACCGTCATGCGATGGTACAAACTTATATTTTTAATTTTCCGCTTACTTTTGATTTGCTATATCTGTTTGATAATTACGATATACTACCTCGCCCTGCTGGTGTATATTCAACCTATTATGATAACACACGAAATTATTTTGGATTTGAGCCGAACGGCTTAAATTTTGATAACGGAAATTTCTACGGAGGTCAGCTTACATGACGATACCTAAATATTTTGATATTCCTTTTGC